CACAAAGGAGCCGTAACGGTCAAGGCGACCAACGAGCTCAACCTTTCCGAACTATCAGATGAGGAGCTGTCACAGCTTGAAGGACTTCTGGACAAGCTACATCCAGAACCCGTCCTTTGATATTGCGGCGATGAAGGCTGCGCTGCAAAAGGAGAAGGCCGAGCGGTACCTCCCGGAATTCATCAAGCAAGCGTGGCCGGTAATCGAACCAGGCACGCAGTACGTGGACAGCTGGCACATACACCTGATAGGCGAATACCTGCAGGCCGTAAACGACGGGCAGATCAGGAGACTGATAATAAACATCCCACCCCGATACATGAAAAGCATCGAGGTGACGGTCTGCTACCCGACATGGACATGGATCACAGCACCGGAGAAGCGCTTTATTAAAGTGAGCTACTCCGACAACCTGAGCCGGAAGCACAACGTGCTATCCAGGGACATAATCCGCAGCCCATGGTTTCAGAGCAACTGGGGAGATAGGTTCTACCTGAAGGACGACGTCAACAGGCAGAACGAATTCAAGAACGACAGCCACGGAATGATGTTCTCCACCAGCGTCGGCGGAACCGTAACCGGCGAAGGCGGCGACGTCATAATCGTAGACGACCCCCAGAACCCGCTCATGGCCAACAGCGAAACAGAGCGCCAGGCGGGAATAAACTTCTTCAAGAACACCCTGCAGACAAGGCTCAACAACCCGAAGACGGGCGCCTTTATAGTCATCATGCAGAGGCTCCACGAGAACGACCTCACCGGTTACATTTTATCGGAGGAGCTGGGCTACGAGCATTTATGCCTCCCAGCAGAGGCGGAGAAAAGAACCGTCGTTCACTTCCCTATCAGCGGCAAGCAGATCATCCGGGAAGAAGGCGACATCCTGAACTCGGAGCGCTTCGACAAGCAGGCGCTCGACGGATTGAAGAAATCCATGGGAAGTGTCCAATACGCCGGGCAGTTTCAGCAGACACCGGCACCGGCAGAAGGCGTCATATTCAAGAGAGAATGGCTGCAGAACTTCTACAGGACAGCACCCAACACCAACGACATACAAAGCTGGGACATGGCATTCACCAAGAGCGAAGGCAGCGCCAAAGTCGCAGGCTTCGTAATGGGACGCCACGGCAGCGCGATCTACGTCAAAGACCTTGTAAATGACAAGATGAGCTTCACGGAAAGCGTAACAGCCGTCCGGACGCTCTCGGGCAAATGGAGAAAAGCCAGAGCCAAGGTCGTGGAGAACAAGGCCAACGGCCCCGCCATCGTCGACCTTTTGAAAAAGGAAATACCGGGCATGGTAGAATTCAACCCGAAGGGCAGCAAGGAGGAGCGTGCCATCAGCGTGACGCCTTACTTCGAAGCCGGGAACATATTCCTGCCGGACCCGGCAACACACCCCTGGGTAGAAGACCTGATCCGCGACCTTTTGATATTCCCGAAGGGAACCTACAAGGACACGGTCGACGCCCTGGTGCAGGGCATTCTTTACCTGATGGATAAACCGACAACGACGGGACCACCGAAGCAGGAGACTCTCACAAAATCGAGTTATTGGAGGATTTAACACCAAGCACCATACAAGTACCAGACAAGTACAGTGCTTGCCCGATACAAGCACCAACCCAGCACAAGGCGAGTACAGTAAGACCATCGTTTTTGAACGAGACGAGCACCAAAAAGACAAAAAAGCAGTTTTTCAAAGAAATGCACAAAGAACCGGAAAACGCAACGGAGACGTAATTCTTCAAAAAGGAACACGTCGAAAAGCCAGTGGTTACAAGGCTTTTGACACTGCACCATACAAGCCCGGTGCAAGCACCATGCAAGCATGAGGAAAGCACAGTTCTTTCCTCGCCTATTACCTATTACCTATTACCTATTACCTATTACCTATTACCTATATCCCTATACACCGTTAACGCCAAAAGGCGAAACGCGGACCGGATAGGAACCATTTTTATTACAACGCTTTTCAAATGAGGCGGAGGAAGGAGGAAACATACATGGCGAACAACAGCCTAAAAGAAATCGGTCGAATAGGCCAAAAGAGATACGGCGGCTTTTTCTATGAGGAGTTTCTAAAAGAGCTTCAGGGAAGAAAAGGCATAAACGTCTACAAGGAGATGAGCGAGAACGACGACGTCATAGGCGCCATAATTTACGCCATCGAAATGCTCATCCGGCAAGCCTCATGGAGCGTGCAACCGGCAGGGCTTACACCAAAGGACGAGGAAGCAGTCGATTTTATTTATTCGTGCATGGACGACATGCAGGACACATGGACAGACACCATATCCGAGATTTTGTCGTTTTTGACATTCGGATGGAGCGCCCACGAGCTCGTGTATAAACGGAGGAACGGGAGGAACAAGGACCCACGCCTGAACAGCAAGTACAACGATGGGCTGATCGGATGGATGAAGCTGCCGATCCGGGCGCAGGAGACGCTCTGGGAATGGAGATACGACAACAACGATAACCTCGTCGGAATGGTACAGCTTCCGCCCCCGGACTTTCAGCTCATAGAGATACCCATAGAGAAGCTGCTACTTTTCAGGACCAAGAGCAGGAAGGGCAATCCGGAAGGACGCAGCATCCTCCGGAACGCATACAGGCCGTGGTACTTCAAGAGGCGCATACAGGAAATCGAAGGAATCGGCGTCGAGCGTGACCTCGCGGGCTTCCCGGTTTTGACCGCCCCGGAAGGAATGAACATCTGGGACGATGACGACCCGGACATGGCCGCGATAAGAGTCGCAGCAGACAAGGTCGTGCAGAACATCCGGAGAGACAGCCTCGAGGGACTGTCAATGCCAAACGGCTGGAAGCTGGAGCTGTTGAGCACCGGCGGAAGGCGACAATTTGATACCAACGCAATCATCGAGCGGTACGACACCCGCATAGCAATGACCGTTCTCGCAGATTTTGTACTGATGGGCCATCAAGCGGTCGGCAGCTTCGCGCTATCAAGCGACAAGACGAAGCTGTTCAGCATGGCCGTAGGCGCATACCTCGACATCATCTGCGANNCATTCAACAACAAGGCAATCCCAGCGCTCATTGACCTGAACGGCGAGCACTTCCAAGGCATCACCGGGTACCCGACGCTGGAACACGGCGACATCGAGGACACCGATACCGAGAAGCTGGCATCGTTCATCAAGGACATGACCGGAGTAGGCGTCATCATCCCGGACGACGCTATCGAGGACTACGTCAGAGAAGCAGGCGGCCTGCCTGAGCGCTTGGAGGACAACGACAGCAAGCGGAACATGACCCCTTCAAGACAGCAGACACAGACTACCAATACCGTCAACCCGGGCCAGCAAGAGGACGAGGATGACGACCCCGCCGTCGTTGAGGAAGCAAAACGGCGTCTGGGGAGGGATGCATAATGGCAATCAAAATAGCAAAGCACATCACGCACAAGCACAGCGCACGTCGAATCGCAAAGAAGACGTCCGATGCAGGCAAGAAGGTCCTCGAAATGCTGGACAGTTTCATCGAGGCCGGGCAAGCAGAACCAACCTTCTGGCTTACCCGGATCTGGAACGACCAGCAGAACGCCATCACATACAAAGAACTGCGGGAAGCGATCCTGAACGGCTTTATAGACGAGGCCACGCTGCAGGCATGGCAGAATGACTACGCCACATTTGTCAACGAAACCCTCAAGCCTTTGTGGATAGACAGCATGACCCAAGCTGCAGCGAACGTCACGGCAAAATACCCCGGTTTATTCTTCGACCCCATGGAGCAAGGCGTGCGGAACTGGATCAACAACCACGGGAGCGAATGGGTAACCGTTATCAGCACCGAGCAGCGCGAAGCAATCAACGCCATGCTGAATAAGAGCTTCAGCGGAGACTGGAGCGTGGACGAACTCGCCAGAGCCATCCGTCCCACCATCGGCCTGAACAAGATGCAGAGCATAGCCAACGTGAACTATTACAAGCACGTCAAGGAAACGCTACTGGCGAACAACCCCACCATGAAGGAGGCCACTGCAGCGAAGAAGGCACAGGAGGCAGCGCTGAAATATGCAGCAAGGCAGCACCGGCAGAGAGCCTACACCATCGCCACAACCGAAATGGCGTTTGCTTATAACAAGGGCGCCGACGAAGGCATCCGACAGGCCCAGCAGCAAGGGCTGATGGGAACCACCAAGAAGATATGGAGCACTGCAGCTGACGAGCGCGTCTGCGAAATCTGCGGAGCGCTTGAAGGACAAACCATAGACATGGACGGAGACTTCAACTTCAAGGGCAAAACCCTTTATTCAGGACAGAAGCGGACGCCACCGGCACACCCGCGCTGCAGATGCGCCGTAGCTTACGAGGAAATAAGCCCGCCGCAGATACCCTACGACCAACAGCAAGCAATGACGGCACCGGAGCCGCAGCCATGGTCACCGACAGACAGCACAGCGATGACGACCATCCCGGAACCGGACCAGCCGACAATAGCAGAAGCATACAGCATGCCCGGAGGACTTTCACACAAAGGACCGGCGAACCTTGGAGGCACCGGAGAGATGCATGCATATACTGATAGTACCGGCCAGCAATGGCTATTCAAGCCCGGCCAGAACAAGAGCGGAGGCGTGGAGCCTTTCAGGGCATACGTCCAGGAAGGCGCCTACAAAGTACAGAACATCATCGACCCCGAGAGCGCAGTCGAGGTAAGCGTCGGAACCGTAGACGGGAAATTCGGAGCCATGCAAAAAAGAGTAAGGACCATCGACGGGCCGGACCTGAAGGCATGGCAAAAGACAACCGACCCACTGCCGGACGGAATAGCCCCGCAGCTGCAGAGGGAGAACGTCACAGACTGGCTGCTCGGAAACTTCGACAGCCACGGCGGGAACTTCATCACAGACGACACCGGGAAGCTGATAGGCGTCGACAAGGAGCAGGCATTCAAGTACATCAAGAACCCCGGAAGCAAGACCATGTCGTACAGCTTCCACCCCAACGCCACCTACGGCGAAACAGAGCCGATATACAACACCATGTACCGGCGCTTTGCCAAGGGAGAGATAGACATCGACCTGCAGGACACCCTCGCATACATAAAGCGCGTCGAGGCAATCCCAGACGATCAGTACCGCGAGATATTCCGGGACTACGCCGAAGCATTATACGGCAAAGGCAAACAGGCCGAGGAGCTGCTGGACGCCATCGTGGAGCGCAAGACGACGCTCCGTGAAACCTTCAGGACCTTTTATTCAGACCTCTTGACAGAGCGGACCGGCAAAAAGCAAATCTTCACATGGGCGGACGAGGCAGCCGAGCACATGCAGCAGCCACTGGCAGCCGTGCAGATGACACCGGCCACCCTGCAGAAGATGAACATCGCGGAGCTGAAGCAGCTGGCCAAGCAGAAGCAAATCCCCTACTACAACAATATGAACAAGGCCCAGCTGGTGACTTCCATTTCTGACCCCGTAAAAGCCCCTCAGATGAGCGCACAGGTCAGGGACAGGCTAACAGCCAACGAAGCGGCGAGAAAAGCAGCAGCGGCCAACGTAGCCAGCGAGAAGCAGGCTGCAAAGGCGACCGACATATTCACCGACATGGCCGTGGTACCGGAGAAGCGAATAGGCATACCGGTACGAAGCGACGGAGGCGATCTGGAAGGGCTGAACCTCACGGCAAGGCGAATGAACATCGGCGGCACCGATTACTACGAAATCAGCGGCAAGCTGACATACGATACATGGTCCGAGACATGGAACCGGCTGAAACCAATATGCGTGATTGACGAGCTGCGATTTGAGGCAGCCGATGACGCGCTGAAGCTGTTCTCCAGCACGACCATGGCGGACACCGGTGTATCAATCCGCAGCATTCGAGTGGCAACGCCATACGGGACCTTTGAGATGTATATCGACGGCCAGACAAGACGGTACGCAGGATGGCGCGGCTTCTTCCGGGCACGTGTAGAGACAGCCGGAGCAAGCAAGGTAGACGCGGACAACATGCGACAGCTGCTGAACAGCGTCGGACTCGACACCCTGACTACGAACCCTACCGCAGCCGATGAGCTTCTACTCAAGAAAACCCGGCTGGTATGGCAGCACGCACCGCAAAGGATGCAGGAGCTAAAAGGATTGACCGGGACGCAGAGAGCGGCTAAACTGGACTTAATCATGAAGGAAGAAGGTATCGACCCCGGGCAGCTCACCAAGATGAAGGTCAAGGAAGTATTCGACGGATACACGACATACGTCAACGAAGGCATCGAGGAAGCATACCGGAAAGCCGGGCTGCGCTACGTCTGGACCGGCGTAACGGATGCCGAGGACGTGGTCAAGATCGTGAACAGCTCTGGCCTTTCCTCGAACAACAACCGGTTCATTCAGGGCATGAAGCGCGCCGGAGATTCACCGGTGCGAGACTTTGAAACCGGCGGCAGCGATAACGTCTTCACGCGAATAGGCGTCGAAGGAACCAGCGCACGCTTCAGCGACTGCTATCTTGGGGAAACTTACCGCATCCTGATAGACCCCAAGGAGATGGAGCGCACCGACTGGTACGCCTACGCGACTGACAGATACGGAACCGTGGAGGAAAGTGAAATGGTAGCGAGGAAGTCGCCGGTCGAATTCATCAAGGAGATGAAAAAACACTACGGCCCATGGAACGAGATCATGTTCAGGAAGGGCATATCGCGGAACAGCTTCACCGGTATATCCTGCGAGACGGACCGCCTGCGGGCAACATTGCTGCAAGAATTCAAAAAAGCAGGCATCACAGAGGTCAACGGAATCCCGATAGAGACATTCGTCCGGGTAAGCTCCGAGATCGCAAATCCATAAGGAGGTAGGTCATGGATAGACGAAAGGTTTATATATGCAAGCAAACCAACGACAAGGAATTTATAGACGTCGTGTGCGACTGCCACATGCATAACGGCAGCCTGCGCTTCTTAATTCCGCCGGACCGTGGACACACGATTCCGGGAGAAGTGCTGCGTGAGACGGAGGACGGCTTCGTATTCCGGTCCACCGGGTACAACCCCGGAGAGTGGACCTTCAAGGAACTGACGATCCGGGACTTTAAGCGGAAGTATTTCAAGCTGGTAGTGGGCGGCGAGGAAATGGCGCTCACCATCAAGACGACCGAAGACCTCCACGAATGGTACCGGAAGGAATTCAAGTTTTAGAGAGGAGGCACAGAGATGATCAAATTCAATGACATCATCCAGCCGCTGGTGAAAACGCCAAGCACCAAGAGCGACATCATCAAAGGCAGATTTAAGATACAGAAGTCCGAAGACGACAAAATGCTGGCCTTCGGATGGGCGAACGTCGCCGTGACTGCAGGCGGCGAGCAAATCGAGGACTATCACGAAGACCTGATAGACCCAGAGGAGCTGGAACAGGCGGCCTATAAATTCGTAGAGCTCTACCGCGAAGGCGGCGAGATGCACGAGCGCGGAGGCTGCGCGGTCCTTGTGGAAAGCATGTTCTTTTCCAAGGAGAAACAGAAGGCCCTCGGCATTGCCGAAGGAACACTCCCGGAGGGATGGTGGATCGGCTTCAAGGTAACTGACCCGGACGTCTGGGAGAAGGTCAAGGACGGGACCTATTCGATGTTTTCCATCGAAGGCGAGGCCATCCGAGAGGAGGTCCCGGCATGAGACACAACTCAATATTCAGGATAATGCAGGCGGCGCTCACAGGGCGTCGCTTGTTTTATTAATAACGCGGAAAGGAGGAAACGCACGAAATGCCAGCAAAATTGAAAGACCTGAAGGTCACGAAGGTGGACTTTGTAGACGCCGGAGCCAACCCGGGAGCAAACATCCTGATCTACAAGAACAAGGAAGGAGCTCCTGCAGCAGAAGGCGCCGGTAAAGCTCCCGACACGCAGGGAGCAAAGCCAGAGAACGCCTTCAAGCGTGTTCTGACGGCGGTAGCCAAAGCCCTCGGAATCGACGACGAAACAGAAATCGACGAAACGCTGGGAATATTGGCGAAAGGCAGAGAAGCCGAATCCTTCAACGAGAAGATGCAGGAAGCGGCACGGCGCAGAATAACCAGCGAAATCTGGGACATTTGCTACGCCTTAGAAGAAAGCCTCTGCTCCGTAATTCAGGACGACGAAATCCCGTGGGAGTCCAAGGCCGACGCGATGAAGGAAAGCCTCGAACAATTCAACACCACAGCAAGCGACATGATCCCGGTATGGGCATCAGGAAAAGTCGCGGAAAAAGTAGTAAAGGCGGACAAACAAATGACGCCAGAGAGAATCGCACACGCGAAAGCAACACGCACAACGCTTGACGAATTAATCGCGAAGGCGGAACAGAACGACCCACCGGCAAAGGACCCCGACGATCCGCAAAAGCCAATCACTAAAAACAAAGAGACGAAAGGAGAACCACAGGACATGAAAATTGACAAATCCAAACTCACACCTGAAGAACTGGCCGCACTCGAAGCAATCGAGAAGAAGGCCGGAATTCAGGAAGACACTACCCCACCCGCTGCTACCGGAACCGACCCCGTCGCAAAAGGAGCAGCCACAGAACCTGCGGCCAATAACAACGAGCCGGAGGACATCTACAAAGGACTTCACCCCGCAATCAAAGCGGAGCTGGAGAGCCTGCGTAAAACCGCTGAGAAGCTGGAAGACCGCGAGCTGACAGAGATCGCGAAGAAGTATGAGATCATCGGTAAGAAGGCCGAGGAGCTCGTGCCCCTCTTCAAGAGCCTGAAAGCTGCCGGAGGCAATGCATACGACCAGATGATCGCTGTACTTGACGCCAGCGTGGAGGCGTTCGAAAAGAGCGGCATCTTCAGCGAAGTCGGCAAGAAGGGCTCCGGCACAACCGACGCATGGACAGCCATTGAAAAGCATGCCGATGAAATCCAGAAGTCCATGCCGAACCTCACCCGCACCCAAGCAATCGACAAGGCATGCGAACAGCACCCTGAACTCGTAGCTGAATACGAGAAACAGAGATAAGGAGGAAAAGTCAATGTTTATTAGCACAGGAATCAATGACTCCCCGACCATCGTCGGGAAAGCAGCTGCCCCGCTTGCCGCAGCAGAATGCCTCGCGGCCAAGTTTGACGCAGCCGGAGAGGTAGTACTCGCTGGAGCAGGAGAACCCGCAATGGGAATTCTTCTTCCAACCACAGAACACGCAGTAGCCGCTGGCGAAGATGTGAACTTGCAGATCAAAGACATCGGCCTGTGGAAGACAGGTGCCGCGGTAGTGGTA